CTGGCCAGGCGCACCGGCGTCAGGCCCTGGGCAGGATGCCCGGACAGCACCTGGCGCACGCCGGTCACGGTCGGACCGGCTTCCTCATCCTTGAGCCGGTCCATTTCCACCGGCCGGCCTAGGTAATCGTACAACATCGCCATATCACCACGCTCCCTGGCCGAACCGCCGACCGTCATCATCCGTATCGTCGTCATCCTGGCCCGGGCCGGCGCCGGTTGGCGTGGCCGGGATGTAGCCGTATTCCTCGATCTCCAGGAGACTGGCGTAAAAGCACATGAGGTCGGCAACGGCGGAGTCGCCGTGCCGTTGCTGGCCGGCTTTTTTGGATTCCTCGCCCTTGCCCTGGTTTTTTGCTTCCCGCACGATCTGGGGCACGCCCCGGATGGTCTTAACCGCCCGATGATCGTTGTAGATGTCCAGATCGGCTGGGATCAGGATGGTGCCATCCTCAAAGGCGGCCTTCCACTTGGGCATCACTTCAGTGTAAAACGCCGGCGTGATGGATACCTGCTGCACTCGCTCGCCGTAGCGTTGCATCGCGACTTCGGCCAGATATCCGCCGTTTCCCGTGGCATCGAAGGCGCCGGACATGAAATTCGGCAAACGGTCCAGGATGAAAAAGACGATCTGCTTTTGCGTCTCATAAGGGACGTTCCACAGGTCGATCACGCAATGGGGGCGCAGTTGCATGTTCCGTTGACGCTGGGCCGGCCAAAGGGATGTCATGTCGCCCTTGCGGGCAAAGTCCTCGCCAAAATAGCTCGGCAGACCCGGATCAAGCGTGGCTAGGAGCGGCGCCAGCTCGGTTTCGCAAAATCGCCGGGTTTCGGCCTCGCGGGTATTCTCGGGAAGGGTGACGAAGGAACGGTCGCAGCTCCAACGCACGACTGGAATGCCGTCCCGCTGCTGTCGCTGGATGAGCGCCGGAGGAAGATAGGTGCCAGAACCCTGGCTTGGAATGACAAAAAGCTCTTCGTCTGCGTTCTCGCCATAGAGAGTCAGAATCTCCTCGCGCCACTTGGCCTCGGCATCCGGCGACCAGGTCTTACCCGTGACCAGGCAAATCCGCTTGTAAAGGCCGTCCCGAAGCGCCTGGTCGAAATCGATCTTGAGCAGGCCGTAGGGCTTGCGACCTTTCTTGACCTCCTCGATCAGGACGTTGAACGGGTTGTCCTCGCCATCATGAGTGCTGTTGATGATAACCCTGCCGCCCCAGATAAGCAGGGCCATGGCCGCTTTGATGAGCTCATCCAGTGCGTCGTGAAAGGCGGCCTCGTCAATGATAACCATACCCTGGCGCCCACGCAGGCTCCGGGGCTGGCTGGACAAAGCGCAGATCTCGAAGCCCGAGGCAAAGATAATCCGGAAGGCCTGAATGTCCTTTTCACCACCATCCGGGTCCCGGTCCTTGAAGACGAATTCCTCGACCGTGGAGGCCGCATGGTGAAACGCTTTGGCCCACATGGCACAGGTGTCGATAAACTCCCGGGCCATATCCAGGTTGTAGCCGATGTAGAGCACATCCATGCCGCCACCCTCACGGGAAGCGGCGGCCGTCAATACGGCTAAAGAAGAGAGGCCCCAGGTCAAACCAATGCGGCGGCTCTTTTCGATGATGACGACATTGTAGCGTTCAATCAGTTCCAGGGCGGTCTTTTGGTAGTCCAGCAAGACGTCCGGGAGCACCTCCGTCTGGAGCTGCTCGGCCAGAGTTTGCCTGGAGGCCTCGCGGATAGCGGCCCACTTTGGATCGGGAACGCTATCCTGGGCCAGCGGATGCACATAAATCGGAGCGGTCATATCAGGCTCCAGCCCGGGCCGGTTTGCGAATGCCCAGGATGCGAGCCTTGATGGCCTCGACGGTTTCGGCGGACAGCCCCTGCTCCCGGGCGGCATCCTCGGCGGCGCCGGCGGCCTTCTTGGCCGTCTCGGTCGCCACCCGATCCCGGATCTTCATTTCCAGCTCGGCGGACAGCTTGGTTGAGCCCACGGACTCCTTGATCGCCTTGCCCAGCAACATAAGATCCATGGCTTTAATGGGCTTGTCTTCGGCTTCCCTGGTCCTCTGCTTAAGGACGCGGAAAACCAGGGTATGGAGCAGCTCCACCAAAGTGCGCCCCATGTCATTGTTGGGGATCTCGCCGAGCTCCTTGGCGAATGCGCTGGCCAACTCGCGGGATTCCCGCATCTTGGCTGCCACCTCCTCGAACTCCTGGGAGTAACGCCCCAGGGCCGAACGCGAGACATCGGCGCCGAGCTTGCGGAGATGGGTCACCACATCGTCGAGGGTGTAGCGACCGTCGGCCAGGAGCCGGTCCACCTCGGCGCGGATCTGCGCCGGCAAGGTCTTGACCGTGGACTTGCGCGCCATGGCTACCTCGCCCGGGGGCGCTTGACGCCCGGCACGGTCGCCTTGCCCTCGGCCACGTCCTGGCCACGGCCGGTCAGGGTCACCACAGTCACCGGCCCCACCCGGTCAATCTGGACAAGCCGTTGCTCGGCCAGCCAGGCACACTCGGTCTCCACGCAATCCCGCGAGCAGCCGTGGCCGATCTGGTCCAGGGCATCCTGGAGGATCGAGGTGTTGAGCGTCCGATCCTGGTCTTCCAGCAAAAATCGCAGGATCACCAGCCGGCGGTCCTGGGCCAGCAAATCCGAGAAATCCATTACTTCCCGCCTCCGTTGATGTGATGGTCCAGCAACAGTTGGATCGGCCGATCCAGCCGGTCGATGGAGATGCCCAGGGACTTGATGGATTCGCGCAAGGCCTCCTGACCGCCGCCCAGGTCCTGCACTTTCAGGGCTACCTCGTGCAGATCGTCAGTGGTGGCCAGGTTGGCCAGGCTGCCTTGCAACGCTCGACCTTCGGACATGACGGCGGCCAACTGCTTGTCGTACTCCGCGTGGACGGCCTTGCAGGCATCGCAGGTCACGAACTTCTTGGACAGCGACCACATGCCCCAGACAAACAGCCCCTGGACGATAAGGACGCCGATGGGCAACAACTTCCAGATCAGCTCCTCCACAACCCCTCCCTATCCTTCGGCCGCCTCTTGGCAGTCCCGGCAACGTATGGCGCCGGGCACGGCCGCCAGCCGCTTGGCCGGGATGGGCTGTCCGCAATCCGCGCACACCACCTGGCCGTTTACAATCACCTGCGCTCCGGCCAGGGCGGCACGAGCCGCCGCGATCGCTCCGGCCAGAAATAGGGCTTCGGCCTGCTGCCCCTCGTCGGCAAAGTCCATCACTTGGCCCCCTTGCCGTCCCCGACCAGGTCGATCAGGGCGCCAAGCTGGGCCTCCATCGCTTGGGACCGGGCGCCGTAGTCGCGGATGTGGCCCAGGATATCGGCCGGGGTCACGGCGTCGCGTCGTACTGCGGCGCCAGAGGCCGAGGCGGTTCCGGCCGCTCCAGCAGCGCCGCCGGCACCACCGGCTTGGGGCACGGCACCGTCACCGGCACGATCGGAGGAGAGGCCGATTGCTTCGTTGTACAAGCGGACAAAGTCAGCGCTAAAAGTGCAAGTATTGCCAGCCGTCGCATGAGGGATTCTCCTCGTGATATCGCGGACCTTTGCCGCGTTCTCTTTTTTCGTTTGGTCCAGCTTGGTGGCCAGGGTGTTGGCCCGGACCTGGGCCGCCTCCAGTTCCTCCCGGGCCCGACGCTCGGCCTCGGCCCAGGCCTGAGCCTGCGCAGCCTTCCAGGTTTCGAGCTGGACCTGGAGCCCAGCCACCTCGACCTGGCGGGCGGCGTCGGCCCGGCCGTAGCCGGCCCGGTAGCCCATGCCCCAGGCGGCGCCCAGGAAAAGCGCGCTAAGGATAAAGCCGGCGATCCACTTACTCATGACACACCCCCTGGCCCCAGCCGGCCGATAGGTAGAGCGGTTCGAGGATTCGCAGGATGCGCCGGGGGTAGCCCCGGTTCTCGCGGAAGGCGGCGGCGGAGCGGCCGGCATTAAACCGCTCCACGTGATCCCACCAGCTTAACGGGTCCGCGCCGTTTCGCGCGGCCAGCCGCTTGTCGCGCTGTACCCAGCCCAGTCCGCCGTTGTAGGCGGCCAGCGCCATAGCCATGCGCTGGCAACCGTCCCGGGCGCTCACCCGTTCCCAGAGCCATTTGTCGTATTCGGCCAGTGCCCGGAGCGCCCAGCCGGGGTTATACGGAGTGTTGGCGGCCAGCTCGGGCACCAGGCCGGCGATCCAGCGAGAGGTTGCCGGCATGAACTGGGCCAGGCCGCGCGCGCCGACCTGACTTTTCGCGTCGGTGCGCCAGCACGACTCCTGGTGGACTTGCCCGGCCAGGGTGGCGATGGGCGCGTCCAGGCCCCAGACGTAGCGGCCGCACCGAGTCAATTCGGCCCGGTGCTTGGCGGCCGCCGTGGGGATGGTTTCCGATTTGGCGGTGGACACGCAAAAAGCGATCACGAGGAGCGCCGCCATCGTGAAGCCCAAACCATAACAGAAACCGACGACTACCCTGACACAGGACATGCCCGCGAAGTCGAGGACATCACCAAGGATGAGCCGCAGGATATTGGCGAGCCACCGGCGCATGGCTACAGCCCCAGACCCATGGCCAGCATGGCGCCCAGGACAACCAGGGCCCGTCGCAACAGCGCGGCCGCATAGATGTGCTCGTAACCGGGCACCACGGCATAGTCCGCCTCATCGTCGGGGTAGTCGTCGTCGTGCTCGCGCCACTCGCTGACCAGGTAGCCGTCCGGCCGGGCGTAGGGGAAAATCCAGCGATCAAGCCAGTAACCGGCGAAGCCGGCCAGCAGCACCAGGGCCAATTTGTAGAGCATCACCGGCAACTGCGCCGGGGAGATCAGAGCCAGGGCCGCCACCAGCAGCACGGCCGCCACGGAACACATGGCCAAACGGGGAAGATGCAACCGCATGGACGCCTCCTTGCATCGCCACTCTCTGGGGATGCAGTGTTGTTCGAGACGTCATGCGGGATGTGCGGAGGATTTCAGATCCGGAAAACTTTCCGGGGTAATGGAGGGCCGGTAGTTATGCCCCCTTTGCATCAGGCGGGGACAAGCGTCAAGGGCGGGCCAACAGTTAGCGTTTTGGGCTTGTCTTTAAAATAGTAACACTCATGATAAGACTGGACACCGAAATCTTATCCGTACTTGTAAAAGTTAAATTTACAAAACGATTTTTATATATAATAGGGACAAACGCACGTAAAGGGCTGTTCGGTTCAATATTGGTATCACTATTAATGCCGTATATTATAAATCGATGAAAATCTTTATTTGTTTCTACCTTTGCAAGCCTCACGCCATACCTTGTCAGGATATCTTCAATTGTCAAAGATTTGTCAGAAAACTGAAATATAAAATTATATGTCTGAGTTTTTTTGTCGTCTGAATACATGTGCATACTGACAAATTGGCTCAAGCCGGCCCAATTTCTTGGGACTTCAATCGTGAGCCGCTGTTGGTTGTCATCATATGACGATTCTATTTTACTAAAATCGTCACACAATTCATTCAACGCATTTTCTCTCCAACAGAAGAGATATCTCGCCATTGATTTTTGTGCAAATTTAGTATTGCTTTCATCTATATTAACTAAAAAAACAGCCAAATCCTCCCATAAGCTCGCGTTGATAGCCGAACATGGATTGGGCCAGAAAGCAGTGACAAGTGAAAAAAATACAATAAAAATTAGTCGATACACCACCGCCCCTCCTTGTTTTTCTTTCCGTACCAGACAACCGATAGCCAGTAAACGCCCGGACGGAGGATTGGTTTACCGGCGCTTCTCGATCCCCTCCACCAACACGGGCGTCCGCATCCCCACCACGAACACCCGCCAGCGGCCGTCTGGGCCTTGGAACGGCTCGGTGGCGGTCACGGTCGCCTCGACCACCCGGTCCCCTTCGCCGAGGCCGGACCGGCCGGTCGGCACCAGCACCCGGCTGCCGCGCGGCAGATCCGGCGGCGGCAGCTCGTGGGTCCGGCCCCAGCCGGCCACGGCCAGGGCCTCGGACAGCGGCAAATAGGCGTACTTGAGGCCGCCCGGCATGTACCAGGCCCGATCGATCCGGATCCGGTAGCGTCCAGCCAGCCCCTGGCCGCCCGGAAACAGCGCCGCCGGGAACAATTCGGACACCCGGCGGCCATCCGGGCCGGTGATGGCAATACGGTATTCTGGATTACGGTGATCGGCCATTTGCGTTCCCTTGCGCGCAATCAGAGCGGTAATTTTAGCTCGCCAGTGGTGCACCGACAGCCACGAGCTGTTTCCCTTTTGGACGCGTCGGCCTCGCGTTGCGCCGCGAAAAGTTCGTTCAACTCGTCGCACCAGTCCTGGGGGATAGGCTTTCCGACACTATTATATCGATCCATCGCCTCAAGGATTTCCCTGATACGAAGCGCCTGGACGATCCAACGCGGCCGGAGGCCGATAGGCGGCTTTTCAACTTGTGTTTCCATATGCCACGCTCCTCTGCCAGCGGCAGGATTTTTGATGGTGGCCGGGTTCAAACCGGCTTCGCCTGATTCAGCCGGGATGCAGGAACCTGGGCTAGTCGCTGGGCACAACGCCCCCTGTCGGCAGGAAGGACCTCGCTCCCCCGGTATGATAATCCCACAGGTCTTGAGGCTGTTCGCACGGTGCTTTTCAACTCGCGCTTCAGCGTGTTCCACCACGCCGCACCATCAAAAAAGTTGGAGTTGATCCAGCAGACCGTTATCTCGGGGCTGTCGCCCCTTGTGGTTGCGCACGGTGCGGTCAGTGACACCGACACGCCGGGCGATCTCCGGTCCGGACAACCCGGCCGCCAACCCCTCTCGGATAGCACGGCGCACGGCTCCACGGTTGCCCGCGAACGGTCCGAGGGGCACCTCGGCCCAGCCGGCGCCGATCCGGCGGATGATCGCCTGGGCCGCTCCCCAGCCGCAGGCAACCACAAGCCAGTGGTTGCCGTGGAGCCTGGCCAGCTTCGGGAAATAGGCACTACGCCCGCCCTTGGCCTCGGCCACGCGCAAGGCGGCCATGGGCCCGGCCGCCTCGGCGATGTCGGCCAAGATGCCCGGCCAGTCGAGGCCGCCGGACCGATCCGTGGGCGCAGGAGTCATGTTTACTGGCCCTCTCCAGTTAACGTGGCCTGTTCCAATTTCTGGATCCGCCGGGACAGGGCCGCCACCACGCCGCGCAGCTGGGGTGCCGTGGCCCACTGGAGCCGCAACACGCCGCACTGGCGCTTAAGGATCCTGGCGGCGTAGTCCCAGGGCATGTGCCGGCCTTCGAGCTGGCCAAGCGTGGTGAGCAGCGCGCCGATCTTGCCGATGAGCGGCGTGCGGTCCAGATCCCGGTCGGCCGGCGCGGCTTTGTCGCCGGTCTTGCGGCCGGTAAAGCCATGGCTGGTCAGGTGTCCGAGCAGATCATGGAGTTGACGGCCGTTGAGACGAGCCGACGAGTCCACGCCGTAGAGGTTATCGAGCATGGCCCGGTAGTCCTCATCGGACAGCCCCAGGTCCTTTTTCGCGATGTGGATCTTGGCCAGCATGCCATTGCGATGCGCGGTGGATGTGGCGGCCATTAGAGGGTCTCCCTATTGGTAAGTCCAAGCATTGCTGCCATTTCAGGATCTTCGGCAATTATCTTTGCGTCTTGCTCTTTTACTTTTTGCAGCGCATCTTCAATTTTTTTCGCATAATATGCCTCTACCCGTAGCGCATAGTCTAAATATTCTTCTCTCCATCGGGGGACATAATTCACATCCTTTGGTTCCTTCCAGGCGGGACAGTTTTCCGGCATCGGTGTCTCTTCTGCAAAACCACCGGGAAACCCATAGTGCCTTGGGACAGGAATCGAGGGCTTGAACAGGCAACGTCCATGCAGCTTGCCGTCATAATCGCTACGCACCCAGCGCACACCCCATCCGCATGTTGCACAGTCGCGCTTTTCCTCGGCCAGGGTCATTTTCCGTGACTTCTTCTTCGTCATGCGTACAACCTCTTCGCCAGCACCTTCTTTCCGCACACAATGATCGCATCTCCCCTGGCCAACCCGGACGTCGCCGGGATACGGCATACCCGGTCGCAGCCAGGGCAGACCGGACCGTCCGGACCGAGCATGACCCGGTAACTTCCGGGCCGGGAGCATGTTTTGTAGCCGGACACGGTCTCCAGGATCGTGGCGTCGGTGAGCCGTTCCACAACGGCGAGCCAGTAAGTTCCCTTGAGGATTTTACTCTTGCTCATAAAGAGACCCTTGCTTGGCATTCGATCGCATCACCACCGTATTCAGTGCATCGGCACACACCCGCGCCATGCGGGCGGCCGCGTCACCGTTGCTGGGATCGGCTGGGAAATAGGCCACCAACCTGTTGCCCTTCACCCTGTCGAAGATGCCAGCTCTTCCCCGGACGGCCTTTGCGTCGGCATAGAAGCGTTCGGACATAGTCTATCTCTTGGCTGCTCATCAGGCCGGACGCGCCACCGTCCGACGACCGCCCCGCGCGGGGCGGTTTCGCATCAGGACTTCGGGTTGACGAGGGCCTCCACGCCCACGGACAGCTTGAACTTCACGCGCCGCTTTTCCGGGATGTCGAGGGCCTCGCCGGTACGAGGATTGCGCCCCTTGCGCGCCGCGCGCTTCACGACCTGGAGCTTGCCAATCTCCGGCAGGACCACCTCTTCGCCGTTGGCCAAGCCGCTCACATACTCACGCCCCAGGGCCGTCAACACCTTGTTGAGCGTCACCCGGCTGATGTCGGCCATGCCCATATCCGTGGCCATCCGTCCCTTGACTCGTTCCAACAGTTCCGCTTTGGTCATCCTCTGTATCCTCCTTGGGTTATGCGAGGCCGGCCATGACCCGTTGGGCCGCCTCGGCGTGTGTTGCGGATAATGCGCCGCTCTTGATGGCCTCGTTGACCACCCGGGACAGCCCCTCGTATTGCCGTTTGTAGTAGAGCGCCTGCCGCTCGGCGCTCATGAGTGCCCGGATCGGCACCGTGCGTCCCTCTACCGGCTGGATGAGCTCCAGGTCGAAGCTGCCGCAGTATGAACAGGTGGGCAGGGACCGTGATTCGGCTGTGTGCGTGCTCTCGTGCCCGCATTTGTGGCAGCGATAGGTTCGCTCGCTCATGGCTCCTCCCGGCCTACGGCCAATCCTGGTTGAGGTATTCGACAAGCCGGATGCTTGCGGCGGCCAGCCTGGATGCCGCTTCACGGGCTTCAGCGTTCCGTTCCCGGAGCACCGCATCGAAAACATCCTGCCCGGTTTTAGCGATTCCCATCGCCCAGGGGCCTACGACATTGGCATCCCCCAAGGCCGGCATCCGGTCCAAGACCTGGCGCACGTCGATGGGCACGTCGGTCACGCCGCAGCCTCCTTGATCTCCTCGGTTTTCAACTCGTAGTAGAAGGTATCCTTGTCCTTGAGCTGGGCGCCGACGCTTTCCAGCCGCTCCGGGGGCCAGGCGCGCATGACGTCCCGGTTGAGCTCCTCCTTGACGCGGATCGCGGCCGTGAACGGATCGTCCTTCTCGCCGGTCGCCAGGGCCTTCACCTTCTCCAGGATGCCGGCCAGGGTCTGGCGCGACTTGGGCTTGACCTCCGACGAGCGCCGGAAGCCGAGGGTGCCGTAGGTGAGCGTCTGGGAACGCGTCTTCGCGAAGAGATCGTCCTTCTTGGTGGCCACAAAGCTGGCCAGGGCCGCTTCCAGGGCCGCCGCCTCGGCCAGGGGGGCGGCGGTCACTTCCACGGCATGGGCCTTCATCTTGTCGATGGCCTCGTTGAGGCGCAGATTCTCGGCGTCCACGGTGCGTCTGATCTCGGCCAGACGGGCCAGGGCCGCATCGGCGGCGGCCAGATCGGCCACCACAAAAGGATTCGGCTTCTTACGCATGGGTTTTCTCCTTCCCATCGGTTGGCCGCTGAAACCAGTATTGCAGCGACATTTCCAGGTCATCGGCCGCATCAGCCGCGTCGGTGAGCTCCAGTATGGTCAGCCGGATCACGGCGAGCTGTTCCTGGGTCATCCCCGTCCCGAGCAGGATGCCCAGCGCGTTGCGGGCGTTGCGTATCTTGCTGCCAAGCATGGTTCGACGTCCTCCAGTTCGCGCCTATCCGCGCTGATTTTGAGCCGATCCCGCTGGCGTCTGCCGGCCGCCTTGAAGCGTCCCGGCGCGGTCAGTCGCCGGATGTCCCGATCCAACCCCCGGATGATGCGCATGGTGGGCAACCTCCCCGTGCGGGCAGGTCGGGCAGGCCCGGAAAAGCCGCACGAACGTTGGATTGACGGCCGTAAACGGCCGCGCCTGGTTGGCCCGGCAGGTGTCCACGTCGATCTCGCCGCACACCGGGCAGGGGACGCGCGTGGCCATGAGCACTGTGCGCACGCGCCATTCCATGGCGATCGTGTTGCCATACCGGGCGCCGAGCACGCGGCACACGGCCGCCGGCGACACGTTCAGGCGCGCGGCCACGGCCCGGTTGGACGTGGCTTCGCAGGCCTCGGCCAGGGCTTCAATCCAATCCGGAGGATTGCCCGCCCAGGCCCAAGTCGCTTTCTCGAGGGCGCCTTTCATCGGGCCTTCTCCTCGACGGGATGGGATTCGCAGACGATCTCGCCCGTGTTGGGGTCGAGCAGTCGGCGCACCCTCTGGATCAGGGGCGAACGCGGCCCGTGGCGCATGGCGGGGATCACCATGTAGCGCCCCTGGCCGGTCGGACGCAGATAGCCACCCTTGGCGAGCCATTTGCAGTAGTACTCGGCCTCGGCCGGGGAGATCGGCGCTTCGGGCAGGCTGGCCGTGGCCACCAGGTCACGGAGGGAAAACTCCTTGAGGATGTCCATGGCCCGCCACATGCGTTGCCGGCCGGACGTCGGGATCAGCGTGCCGTCCTTGCGCACGCGCGGGGCTTCCAGGCCAAGATCCTTGACCAGTCGGTACACGGTGCGCAGGCGCCCTTGGGGGCCGATCGTCTGATAAATAGCCTCGACGATCCCGGCCTTACGCAGGGCAAGCATGTAGTCCTTGACCAGGGACAGCGGCTGCATGGAGTGCCTGGACAGCTCGCCGAGATCGGCCTCGCGCACGGCTCGCAGGGCCTCCCACACGGCGTCCCGGGGGGCGATGCCGCCGGTCAGATGGGCCGGTTGCCTGCTCATCTCGTCCCCCTGCGCGGGGCGCGGCCCGTGTAGAGCGGCCGGCCGGCCCAGGCGGCCCGGTCCATGACGTCCACCCCGTCGAGCTGTCCTTGCTCCTGGATCCGCTCCAGGTTGACGCAGATCCGGCGCACGCTGCCCTCGGCGGCGGCCACTACGTCGGCCAACAGATCGTCGGCCACACCCACGCGGTCGCAGTACATGGAGCGCAAGGCCCGGCCGTCGTCGAGGTCGGCCGGCTGGGCCGCCACCCAATCCAGGATGCGGCCGTGGAATCGCTCCCACTGCGCCAATTTCCCCGGCAAAGCCTCCTCGCCGATGAGCAGGATGGCGGCCCGGGACGCCTCGTAGAGGTCGCGGACCACCTCCACGGCGTTTTTTTCGACCACATGGTCCATCTCGTCGATGATGAGCGGCCGTCCGGAGCGGGCAAGCTGCTCGGCAGCCTGGTCGACCATGCCGGCCAAGGTTCGCGCCGGTTGCACGGTCCGGCCCTTGCGGATGTCCATCGAGCACAAGATCGCTTCCAGCATGGCCTTTTTGGTCCAGGACGAGCGCGCCTCGACGTAGTAGGCATCCAGCCGCGTCGCCACATAGGCGGCGGCCGTGGATTTGCCGGTCCCGGACGGGCCGTACATCACGACCAGTCCGGGCAGATGGCCGGGACGCTTGGTCGCCCGCTCCAGGGCCGACAGGCACAGCCCGACGTTCTGGAGGGGCGCCACGCCGCCGACGGCGTTGACAGATGCGGTTGATTGCGTCACTTCTGGGGCTCCTTTGCTTTGGTTTTATC